AGGGAACTTTCATCCAACATCAGCGTGAAGCCGGTCAGGGTTTTCAGCACATTCCGCCTGAAAGTCAGTTCGTAGTTAATCACGCCACAAATCCGATCCGGGTTATCAACTTCCATTGCGGCCTTCATGAACCAATCAAATTCATTTTTCTTGGTCATGTCATAAATCATCCAACAATGGTTCATGGCGTAATTTTCCGTCATGTGTTCAATCCAGTCTTGAACCTTTGAACATTGACACACCAGAAGATTTACACGGCTGTTCAACTTCAGGGCTTTTTCGGAACCAACAAAGGTTTTCCCAAGGCCCATATCAAGGTAATAGGCCACCCGGTTTTTTCCCTCGGTTTCATCAAGCGCCTGTTGTTGGTGCTGGAACAGGTTAATCATTGATCTGAATGGAATCACCCAAAACCTTTTTGGCGTGGGTGGTGGAACCGAATAGTTTCTTGACCACAGCGGCACAGAAACCGGAATAGTAGTCATAGGAATCCGTTTCCCCACAGGAAACAATGGTTTTGGTGTTGTCGGCCCACAGAATGATTGTCTTGGGGCCGCTATAAATGACCTTCTTGATCTGCGGAAGGCCGGTCTGACGGGAACGGCGGATGTGATTTGCAACGCCAAAGGTGGCGTTAAGATCGGCCTTGATATATTCCATCATGGCATCAGGCAGACTACCCGCCGCAACCACCTTGGATTCAGAGAACCAAAACAGGCCCTTGGAACTTGCGTCATTCGTCTGCTGAAAAAGTTCCACGCCAACCTTCTTGTTCTGCGAAAAGTAATTCTTCACCTTGCCGATGTAGCCGGTGAACTTGCCGCTGTATTCCGCATCGGGCAAGATTTTAACGATCATTCCGATCTGAAGCATATAAACCATCCTTTCATCGGTGAAGCCATTCACGGCGGATGTACTGAATTGCCGTTTCAAAGGCTTCAGATATTTCAGCGGGGCAATCCGGGCTATGCTGGGCACTCCGCAACTGCTTAATTGCCTTCTTCAGTTCGCCACGGGTGGCGATAGGCGTATAGGGGGGGGGAATCGGGCGCAACCACATAGATAATGGCGAAGAAGCAAATCATATCAATGTTGGTGGCGTTCCTGATCAAATCCAACAGTTCATCACGGGTGTTATCCATCGGTGTTCCCCTTTCAGGCCGTAAGACCGAAGAAGGAATTGAACTGATCAGCACCCACATAATCACGGAACTTGGTGGGGTTGATGTAATAATTCCAGCAAGCGCCGGTTCCGGGAACAGCGTTCCCAAAAGGAAGAAGGCCACGCTGAAGGCCGATTCTGACGAACTGATCAGATTTTCCCATGCACCGGGCGGCTTCCTTCACACTGATCTTCTTGATAGGCGGTTCCGCAATCGGGGCGGCTCCATAACCCATCAGGTAATCAAAGGAAACGCCGGTTGCATCGGCAAGGGCCTTGATACGGTCAGGGCCGGGGGTGTTCTTCCCGGAAAGGTATTGGCTGATAGCGGCCTTGGAAGCCCCGGCCTGTTCAGACAGGGCGGATTGGCTCATGTTGGCCTGTTCCATAGCGTTCTTCAAACGCTCTGCAAAGGTGGTCATTGTGCGTACTCCTTTCATTTTTTAAGATTTTCGTGTGTAAACACGATGGAACGGCAAGGCGGACAGTAAGAAATAACATCCCGGCCAATGTCAGACAGCTTTTCGGGATAGGTCAGGGGAAACATTTTTCCGCACTTCTTGCACCGAACTTGACGGGTAATCATCATTGGTTATCACTCCTGTTCTTCAAAGGCCACTTCACATTCCCCACAGAGAACATGAACTTCCTTGGTGGCCCGGATGATGGTTCCGCAACAGGGGCAAACATATTTGCGGGAACTTGATCCACCGCCCTTCCGGGAACCCTTCAGCGGATTGGTACGGGGCCGAACCAGACAGAACCCGGACTTGCCAAGGGATTTCACAAAGGCTTCTGCTTGCGGGTTCAGGGTGGTTTTGTGCCATCCGTACTTTTCGCCTTTCTCCACGGTCAGCCCGTGGGCTTCAGCGGTTTCCTTGAACTTCCTGTTGTGGTAGGAACCAGAACGGGAAGTATCTTGAACATTGTCCTGAAGGTTCTGAAGGTGAACCATTTCATGAAGCAAGGTTCCACAGGTTTCTTCAAAGGGGCGGTTCAGGTATTCGGCACACAGGTTGATTTCGTAATAGCCGCCTTCCTTGGTGCCGTCTTGCCACGCCTTCCAACCGGTACACCACCCATAGGCTCCACGGGTATGATCCGGGGAAACGGTGATCACAGGCTTTTCCAGCTTCCCTTCAAAGAAGGCTTTGTTGAACTTTGAAAACAAGGTTTCAAGTTCATCAATGACCGGTTTCAAACTGACTTCATTCATGGTTCTTACTCCCTTTGTAGACTTTTTGCCTACTTAACAGGCAAAAAAAATCGCCACTCGTTCTTCTTCCGTCAGGCCAAGAAGATCATATAAAGCCTGAATCTCATTGGCCCGAAATTCACTACGGTTATTGATCTTATTCAAAAGGCCCTGATAGGTAATTCCAATCTTCTTGGCAATAAACCGAAGTTTATAACCGGACTGGTCGATCTTCTCACGCAACAGCTCTGTGTTGGTCATACGGCAATCACCCCTTTCTTCAAAATCGGTAGGCATCTTGTCTACACTCACATACTACCACGATGTAGGAAGAATGTCAACATCTTTTTTGAAAAAGCTAAAAATATGTTGACAAGCCGCCAACAGCGCCGTATAATTAGTAACAGAAAGGGGGTCATTCACTTGTCCACAATAGGAAGCAGAATTCGCAATCGCCGGGAAGAACTTGGTTTATCCCAAGATGAACTTGGTAAAAGATTAGGGTACAAATCCCGTTCTTCAATAAATAAGATTGAACTTGATCAGCGTAACCTTACTCAATCTAAAATCAAGGCTATTGCTGACGCATTAGATACTACACCGGCCTATATCATGGGATGGAATGAACCAAATCAGAAACTTGACGCTGAAAAACTGAAGTTCTTTGATAATCTTTTTCCCATTGAAACCAAGCGTTTCCCGCTGTTGGGGGATATTGCTTGTGGCAAACCCATTGTTGCCAATGAAGAAAAGGAACTATATGTGGAAGCTGGGGCCGGTATTCAGGCTGACTTTTGCTTACGGGCAAGGGGTGATTCCATGATTGGGGCCAGAATCTATGATGGTGATATTGTGTTCATCCAGCAACAGGATATGGTTGATGATGGTGAAATTGCCGCCGTTATCATTGATGATGAAGCTACTTTGAAGCGGGTGAACTATTATCCTGAAAAGAACTTGCTGATTCTGAAAGCCGAAAACTCTAAATATGAAGATTTGATTTATACCGGTGAAGAACTGAACCATATCAGAATTCTTGGAAAAGCCGTAGCCTTCCAAAGCGATATTAGATAGAAGGTGATTCGGTGAAGAAGTTCTTGAAAGGCTTTGGAATCTTCTTTTTCAGTTTCGGGTTTATCGTCTACACAATCATGTTTTTTACGGAAGCGCCAGAACTCCGCCCCGTGTTCATCATAATGGATGTCATTATGGGGTTCTTCCTGTTCCTGCTTCTGCGAAAAAGAAAGCCAAAACAGAAGGCCCCACCCAAAACAGAACCCGCCGTTCAGGTTCATTCCAATCTGAACCCGGAACGGGCTATTAAATCCATGCCGGGGGCCTACACCGTAGCAGAAGCCAAAAACCATGTGCGGATTGTTCAAGATTGTTTGAACATCTTTGAAAAGACGAAGAACCTTGAAACATTCTTTTCCCGCTATGAATATGGTATGCAAATAGCCCTGACGGTGGATCAAGCGGCCAAGGCCGGGATCATCCCTTACACATCTGATCTTCCAGCTTCTTTCTTCAAGGCGGCTGATAGTCAGAAAGAACGGGTTTTGTTAGATTCCTATTCCGATCAGAAAGCCAAGATCAATGAATTGAAAACCGCAAAGGCCAAAGCCACCCATTGGAACCGGTATCTGAACACCCTGAAAGAATACGAAGATCAATATTCCATGAACCCTGATTCTGAATATCCTGAAGTTCTGGAACAGGTCAAAGGTGAACTTGCCAAACTCGATCTGTCCACATCCGTTCCGCCGTCCAATCCCTGAAGACACAGGAAAATCAAGGCTTTGGAACAGGTGGAACAGATAAAGCGCCGGTTCTCTATATACTTTTTTTCTTTTATATATTTTTTTATCTACTCTTTGAAGTAATATAATATCAGTTCCAAGTGTTCCATTCCCTCAAAGCCACACCCCGCAAGGGTTTTAAGCGGAACGGATATGGAACAAATGCAAAAAAAATGACCGCCCCCGGTCTTGCACACCGGAAGCGGTCAGGCGAAACAAACCCTTTTGAAGTTAATGTTTCAAACGCCTTTGAACATTATATCACATGGGGTTTAGCTTTGCCATACCCAATTTTGAAAGTTCAGGTGATATAATGCGAAATCCAAACGGGTATGGAACGGTTGCAAAGCTATCAGGCCAACGCCGCCGCCCATACATTGTGAAGAAAACCATAGGTTGGAATGACAAAGGCCATCCCATCTATGACATTATCGGCTATGCTGAAACCCGTGAAGCCGGGAACATCATGCTTGCTGAATACAACCGTGATCCTTGGGATGTTGACCGGGCCAAAATCACCCTTCAACAGCTTTTTGACCTCTGGAAAGAAAAGAAGGCCCCGAAGCTGGGGGAATCCAACCGTTCTTCCCTCTGTTCAGCGTTCAAGCATTGTTCAGCGTATGTGAACAAGCCTTATAAGCAACTGCGATCCTACCAAATGCAAGAAACCATTGATGGTTGCGGGAAAGGGTACAGCACCCAAGCGGCCATCAAGAACCTGTGGGGCCACCTTGACCGGTTCGCCCTTGAAATGGATATAATAAACCGGTGCTTCTCCGAACTTCTGACTTCTGATCCAATACCGCCCACCAGCCGCCTTCCGTTCACCAATGATGAAATCAAAACGGCGTGGGAACATCAGTCTGATCCTTGGGTTGATACTGTTTTGATCTTGCTATATTCCGGGTGGCGTATCTCTGAATTTTTGAACCTGAAACCTGAAGATATAGACTTGAAGGAAGGCACGATGAAGGGCGGCACCAAAACGAAAGCCGGTAAGAACCGCATTGTTCCCATCCATCCAAAGATCAGGCCCTTGATTGAACGGCGGCTTGCCGAAGGTGGCCCCCGGCTGATCAGCTACAACGGGAAGATTTGCAATCAAACCCAATACCGGATATTTTGGGCGGATATTATGAAGGCCCTGAAGATGAACCATACCCCGCACGAATGCCGCCACACCTTTGAAACCAAATTGGATAGCGCCGGGGCCAACCGGAAATGTATTGATTTGCTCATGGGTCATGTGTCCAAAGACACGGGAAACCGGGTCTATAATCACAAGACTTTGGACGAACTGAAGGCCACCGTGGAACTGATTCCATAGGGTTCAAACCGGTGAACATTTTAGGCCGCTGAACGCTGAACTATGCACACATTAGTAACAAGAAAACCCCGAACCCCTGAAAAATCAAGGGTTCGGGGTTCGTCTGTTTTTATTATACCATGAATTAGTATGCTCTGCAACGCTCCGAAGCGCCCAAATACTGAACATTTCAGCCCATTGAAAGTGGGTCAAATCGGGGGTATTAGTAACAAACTATTAACACGGTATCACACCGCTTTTGCGTAGTCAAGACTGATCCAGCCAGCGCCGCTTTTCAGCTTGCCCCACTTGGTAGCACCGGCCCCGGTGCTTTCTGCCACGATGGTATAAACACCGGGCTTGATGAAGCCATTCTTCCCGTAGTTGGTGCCGGGGCCTTTCCTGATATACAAATCAGAAATTGTCACCCGCACCAGATAGGGCTTCACTGTGGCCCCTGTGCCGCCCGTGGCGGCGTTTCCAGTGTTGGGGGTAGTAGTTACACCCCCGCCCTTCATGGCGGCTTGTACGGCCTTCCTGAAGCCGTTCATGGTGTAGCCGGTTCCAAGCTGGTTCCACAGGTGTTCAGGATCACCATGATTGGAAGCAACTCCACGGGCGCAACCTTCCTTGTGGGAAATGATCACCCCGTCCTTCATGGGGTCAAGGCTGTACTGCTTGCACAGGGAAGCGAACAGTTCAACCGCCGCTTCATAGGTTCTCTTTGCCACGGCTTTTGCGGTAGCAGTATCAGAACAAGTGAAGGTTGCCCCACCCGTGTACTTGATACAGGCCGGTTCACACATTTCAACCCCAATGTGGGTGTTGTTGGCGGCTCCGCCAGCGTGCCAGCCCCGGTGGTTCCAAGGAAGGGTCTGATATACAGTGCCAGTGTTCCCGTCAATGAACCCATGCACACAGGCTTCAAGGCCAGAACGGTTCCAGTTCTTCACGAACACAGAAGCGTTGGGTTGGGAACATCCCACGGAATGGAGCATCAGCCCTTTCACCGTGATCTTCCTGCCGCTCTTATAGCAATCATTTTTCGTCAGGATACTTTGCACCAATTTCATTTTTAGGTGTCACCTCCAAAATAGCTTTGAATTTAGTGAATGCTTCCACAATGTACTTACAGGACACAATCAGAACCGCCCCAATAATGACCAGATCAGCAAACATATCAGCATATTCTTCCGGGATTGCCCAACCAACCTGATTGGCGTACAGGGGAAGGGTGGTAATGCTCACACAAAGCAAAGTCAGCCCCACCACGAAGGCCGCAACCTTCAGGGCGGAATTGATTGCTTTTTCCCGGTCAAAAGGCTGAAGCAAAATTTTGATATTGTAGTACAGGGAAAAGGCCACATTGGACAGGTACGCCGCCAAGAAGATCAGCATTGCCCACCCAATATTGATCAGGTTGTTCATAATAGCTTCCAGCATGGTTCACATCTCCTTTGTATCGTTGTAGATTTCCGGGCCGTACATCTTCCGCAATTTGATCCGGTTTTCTGCCTTGGCTTTGGAATAGTAAAACCCGGTTCCAACCCCTAATTCAGTAAAGACAGCGGGGATCAGATAGGCCAATGGGGAAAGATCGTTGGTTCTCCAGACCATGATAAAAGTGAAGGCCGTTACCAACACAGTAACGGCCCCCGCACAAATCAAGATCAGTTTGGAAAACTCTTTTTTCGGCTTTTTCTTTACCCGGCTCATGCTTCCGGGGCATCAGTAGGAAGTTCCAAGAACTTCATGTGAAGATCATCCATTACCCCATTCACCCCCAATGAATGATATTGCTTCCAGCAGTTTTCAAAATTATCCCGTGCATAAATCGGGGCATAGCCCTTTTCGGAATATTTATTGAAATCACTGATCATTTGCGCCCTCAAAAGTGCCTGAATTCCCGCTTTCAGGGCTTTGGAATCTTCAGAATTGTGTTTGATTTGGCTATACAGGTATTTGAAAGCCGCCGCAATCAAAGCCGGAATGCCAAGCAAGCACAACCATTGGTAAACCGTCATTCCCCGTTCACCCCTTTCTGATCAGATTGAAAATGTGCTTCAAATCCTCCACCGGGGCATTATAGAACTTAAAGTTCCAAATCCAATGATCATCGTGATCCGGGCGCTTGTACTGTTGGCAACGGGCATCCGCCCAAACCTTATCCCACCGGCTCTGATACCCGTTATCCCGCCGTTCCAGCAAAAGAAGAATGGAAGAAACCAATTCGCCCCGTTCCTTTCCCCGGCCATCATCGTTTTGGGTGAAGTAATCATAGGCGTTTTGGCTGGTGATCCCACAAACCTGTTGACCTTTCCACATAATAAAACCGTCCTGAACAGTCAGGGTGGTTCCATAGGGAATATTCACATGGCCGCAAATACCTTCAAACCTTGCCCTTTTTCGTGCAAGGTAGTTTTCATACTGCATCGGTTACTTCCTCCCAACCATATACACCCGGCTCCCACACATTATTTGCAACCGTGGAAGTCCAGTGCTTTTCCTTGTGGCTCACTTTGGCCCCCAAAGAATAGGCATCATGCGCCCCGATGGGCTGAATCCATTCAGGCCATTCCTCCGAAGGATCGGCGGTCAGGCTCCAAAGGCTGTGGGCCGTGTCCGGTGTCCAATCCTCTTGGGAAGTATGAGCCTGAACACACTTGTAAAGGGTGCCTTTATAGCGGCGGATTTGGCCCAAGGTATAGTTTACAGGATAGGCCCATTCCGCAAACAGATCAGCGTGTTCCGCCGCCGTTACCGGGTCAATGTTCCCGGCTTCCGCCATCGTCACAAAGACGATCCCGCCAGCTTCATTGGATTTTGTGATTTCCGTTCCTGCATCGGTTTCTTCCAAGCTGACGGTTTCCACCCCGTCCAGCGTTTCCCGGCCCAACAAATGGTACACAGTCCCGGCAAAAACAATGCCCGAAGCATCATGCTCCGGGCAAAGGACATAGCAACCATTTTCGGCCTGTTTAATGTAGTTCAGATTTTCGGTCAAGCCAATGTTGGCTCCGTCTTTGATGATCCTATACATTTTGCACCTCCGAAAAAGATAGCATGATATAGCCGCCTTAATCGCAACAATCTTCCGTGGTCATTGAAGTTGCGATAATAGGCGCTTTGGCATTCCATAAACTGTTCAATGTCAGAAAATAACCGCTTCCCTTCCATAAACTCCCGGTGAAACAGCTTTAGCTTTCGCCTTGCTCGTTTTACCCCATCCCGGCTTCCATTGACCTTGACTTTGCCGCTTTCCGTCAGCGTGAACCTTGCCTTGCACCACCGGAAAGGTTTTGTCAGCGGGATCACTTTACATTTCTGCTTGTTCACCCGAATCCCAGCGGCTTCAAACCGCCTTACGATCTCATGCCCCATGAACTTTGCTTCTTCAATGGTTGGGAAGGTCATAAGGTAATCATCCATGTAATGGGCTTCATAGTCCACACGGGCCTGACATTTGATCCAATGATCAATCCTGCTGGGCATGGCAACCATTTCTTGCTGTGACGGCTCCACTCCCAAAGGCATTCCCCGCCCCGGTGTGGGACAGGGCGAATGCTGAATGACGGTATCAGCAATTCTTTGAAGGTCGGGGTTCAAAATCAATTCCCGGTGCCGCTGGTACAGAAGCGCATGGGGTGCATTGGGGAAGAACCCTTTCAGGTCGATCAGCAAAACCGCCCCTTCACGGCCATAGCGCCGGTAGTGGCGGTGAAGCTGTTCCTTTAACCGCCTGTAATGCCAGTGAAGGCCCTTATTCTTTTGGCTTGCTCCATTCTCATAGATCATGCAAGGGCCATACAGAGGAACCAGAACTTCATTGCAAAGGGTCTTGTGGATTTGCCGGTCAGTGATATGGGGCGCATCAATGGGACGAACCTTCCCACGCTCGCACAAAGTAAAGTGGGAACATTTCATGGGTTTCCAAGTCTGATCCAAAACCTTCCGCCGCCTGTTGGCGGTTCCTGAAAATAGGTGATTTTCAAAGTTTTGAACACTTTGCTTCCATCGTACCCCATTACAGCATTTCTTCCCATAGAAAAACATCTTCCGGTAAGAAAATACTTTGTCCACCGGCCCAAGGGCATTACACCGGGCCTGTTTTCTCGCTTGCCGCTTTGCTTTGCGGCGCTGGTATCTTGCTTCATGCCGTTCTTGGCTTGTCATAAAAATAAGTATTCGCCTTTCGTACAGATAAATTGTAGGGTGCCGTCTAATCTGCTTTGCCCTTGCACATGAAATGGGATATGGCACGATCCCCCACCATGCAAGAAGCGTCCGTGTAAGGGCATCAAAGGGCAGTTTTAGGGATTGGCTACCCAAGGAAGTATCTCTCCTTTTGCGAAGGTCGTCTTTCACCTGAAATCCAAAAGCCGGGTTTCTGTTACTCCATTTGACCTCGCAATCGCAAAATCCGGGCCGCACGCCAGCCGAGTAGTAAGCGTTGTTATTGTTGTTGTTGCCGTTGTTGTTGACATTGCAGAAATTGTTATTGTTGTTGTAATTAGGGGAACGCAACCACCACCACACCGCCGAGGGCACATTAACAGAGATACACCTAATTTTTTTGAAGTTAAGTTTTCAATCTTGAACCTACATTCTTAATGGCCCCTTTCAAAAGTTCATTTTCTTTGTCGATCAGTTCACCAAGATTTTGCGCCATCTTATCCAATTTTTCCATTGCGTCTTGTGATTTGACTGCATTTCCCTTGGAAGTAGTAAAGGCCCCTTCCGGGTTCTGGTTCAAAATCAGATAAACATGGGTTAGGCGAACATCAAGCGCCATCAGGGAAGCCCTTGCTTCAAGCAAATGCGCCTTCCGCAAACTCACCCGCTGTTGGTCTGAAGGAAAAATGCTGTTGGCCTTTTCCGCATGGTCTATGATCTCACCGGCCAGCTTTGCGATTGGCTCCGCAATCAGCCGGGAATACCGGGCGGAAAGGCGGGTGAGAAAGTTGATGGTTTCAACATAGATTTGGTTAGCTGTATTGATGAATTCAGCCTTACTTGTGGTTCGCTTTTGCTTCAGTACGGACACGGTTACACCCCTCTTGGTGTGTTGTCAATTTCAATCGGGCCTTGCTCTCTTTCTACATCTTCCAAGTGCTTTAGAAGCACATATTCAATGTAGTTGGTTATTGACCGATGATCACGGGTTGCAAGCGCCCCGATTTTGTCAAATACTTCATCTGATAATCGCAAGGTAAAAACCCGCTTATTGGTTGCCATCCTATAACCTCCAAAAATTTTGCATAAGATTATTGTATGGCGTTTTTCGGTTTGTGTATGCGCTCTAAAGACAGGTAAGTGATAGCACTTTGAACGGAAAAAGCAATTTTTCAAAAATCGCGTCGGCGCTTACGCGCCGAATATTTTTTTTATTTTCCTTTCACCCGGCGAAGCCGCCCCCTTGCGGGGGCGGGATGGGGCCGGGATAATCCTGCGGGGGATTAGACAGCAAAGCCGGGCCGCACGCCAGCCGAGTAGGAAGCGCCGTAATTGATGTCGTAGCCGCTGGTGTTGACATAGCAGAAAAGGTTATAGTAGTTGTAAAAAGGGGAACGCAACCACCACCACACCGCCGAGGCGGTGCTGGTGTGATTATTGGCTACTTTGCTGTTACCAGCTTTGTAATAATCATATTGCACCTGATAATTTTGTTCATAGCTATTTGCATAGCTTCTGGAACCGAACACTTCATATTCAGCCAGTAAAAACAAGTAATCGGTGGTGCTGGTCACATTGCTTTGGGTATTGCCGGTATTGTTGCCCACATTATCCGTGTACTTGGTTACAGGCTTCATCACATTCCGCAAGGCGGAAGGCAAAGCCGCCAACAGCGAATTGGAAGGGGGGCTTGTGGGTGTGCCGGTGTTGCCCAACAGCGTTTTCCGCATATAGCTTTCTTTCCAACCACCACTATTGCTATTATTAGGATTCATATTGAAATAGCCATTGTTGTTTTGATTACTGTTATATTGGCTATCGCAAAGGGCAACCGCTGTGGTGCCGATTTTGCCAATCTGGAAGTGAATTTTGTTATTCCCTTCCTTGCCGCTGTTGTGGCTGAAGCCCAAAATGAAGGTGTTGATGGTCAGATTGGAGAAAGTGAAGTTCCCAACCTTGCCGTTGATCTGAATGGACTTCATATCACCAACCGCCCAATAGCTGGAACCCTTACCGGAATCACTGACTTGTTTAATGGTGGCCCAATCGTTATCATTCAGGGTATTCGTGGGAAGCGTGACATTAACGGAACAGGTTTTATCAGCCGGGGTAGTATAGTTGGTATCTGCGCCCACGCTGACGGTGATTGTGGCGCTTCCTTTGGCCTTGGCGGTAACAGTTACCACCGAACCGGAAACGCTCACA